AGAGACGGCTTCGGCAAGTGGCATGAAGCCGCTTGATGTTTATCAGGCCATGTCTTTGGGTGATTCGGAGGCCGCGGTTGAGGTAGCGAAGCGTTCGGGTTATGCCCTTCCGGTCGATATGCAGAGGGTTACTAGTCTGGGTACTGGCGACAAAAGGTCCAATCTCCATGGGCTGTATGTTCCTGAAGTAGTTGGAGACAGAAGTTTTTCGGTAATAAAGTCCGGCAACATCAGTCGTCCTGACTTTTTCCCCGCTGAGAATCAGATGAATGCTATCTACAACCGTATGTCACAATACGAGAAGGCTTTTGGTGATAGCCCTACGCCAGATATTTCCAGCAATCCAGAGATGTTTACGGAGGGCGATCAGATATTTACGATAGGGCCGGGTGGCATGGACCCTCAAACACTGGCTCACGAGTTTTACCACCGCTCTGGGATAAGAGAAGAAAAGCCCATCTACACAATGTCCGTTATAAACGCTCAAACGCCCTTAGAGTATAAACAAGCGTTGATGGTCTATGCGGGAAAATACCGTAAGGAATTGTTGGAAGACCCTGAGACAGGCTATTTTACTTTTTCCAACTATCAGAAGTATGAAAAATTGCAAAGGGGCGAAGATGCCGAGCTACCTTCCGGATTAGAAAAAAACGTATTACTGGATATCACCGAGCGTCCCTACAAAAGTGGTGGTCTGCCCGCTAACAAGTCGGTCGCTTCTCAAATGGTTTTTGAAGAGTTTGATAAAGGCATCCGCGGACCTGACAGAGATGTGAAGCGGGAATTAGCTAACTTAGCTAATGGGGAAGGTCCGAGCATGTTGGACACCGCTAAAGGAGGTATAGCAGACTTTTTTGGTTTAGAAGACACGCCTACTAAGCAAGAGCTTTTAGACGACCTTTATGAAATGCGTGTTACCGACAGCATTTTTGGTAAGCGTCGAGCGGAGCTACTCACAGAAGATGATTATGACAGCGATTACTTTATGGATTCCACGGCTAACCCAGACGAGATTTCAAAGTATAAGCTCATGCGTACCGCCGAGCCGAGGACATTGATCAACCGGGATTATGCCGAGGCTAACCCAGACCTTGTGGAGTATCAACGCAATGTTCCACAAATCACTGAAGAAGAGATAATGGAGCGATTTCTTGACCTTAGAGCCTTCGAAGAGGAGGGTGAGGGTTATACGGGAGATCGACAAAGACTTATGAATCAAGGTCTAAAGAGCTTAAACATAGAACAAAAGAATGTTCCACGTGGAACATCTGAGGATGGAATAGGTGAAATTATGAACAGACCACGGCCCACGGCCCCTGAAAACAGCAGGAAAAACGCGGCTACCGCTAAAATTATGCGTCAGGCCGGACTTCCTGTAAAATCAGAAAGAGATGCCTCCGACATTGAACCGGAGATATTAGAGCAATTAGACGCTATAATGGGCCGTTCTTCGGAGGAATAATAGATGGCTAATGAAATAAAAGGTGTAGGTTCTTTGATGGATAACAATATTCCATCTCAGATTGATCCAGATGATTTAGATGCGGAAGTGCAGTTAGAGATTATGGATTTGGGTGAGCCCCTAGTCCGAAACTCCGACATTGAAGGTTCCCCTGAGATAGAGATTATTCAGGAAGACGACGGTGGTGTCACAATAGATTTTGATCCGCAGGACGAGCGCGGCTCTAGTGATGACTTCTACGCTAACTTAGCGGAAGAGATGCCGGACCGCGAGCTTGCCGCTATTGCCAGCGAGCTTCTAGATCAGTTTGATGCTAACAAAGCCAGCCGTCAGGACTGGGAAGAGACTTACGCCAATGGCCTAGAGTTGCTTGGATTCAACTACGAGGAGCGCGAGCAACCGTTCCGTGGCGCGTCGGGCGTGACTCACCCACTATTAGCCGAGGCCGCTACACAATTCCAAGCGCAAGCCTTTAACGAGCTTCTACCTGCTACTGGTCCCGTCAAAACAGTTTCCTTGGGTAAGGACACACGTGCTAAGAAAGATCAGGCGCAGCGTGTTCAGACCTTTATGAATTACTACATTACGAATGTAATGGAAGATTACACCCCGGATATGGACCAGATGTTGTTTTATCTGCCCTTGGCCGGAAGTACCTTTAAGAAGGTTTATTACGATGAGACTCTGGGCCGTGCGGTAAGTAAGTTTATCCCTGCTGAGAATCTCGTGGTTCCTTATGAGACTTCTGATTTAGACACCTGTCCTAACATTACTCAAGTTGTACGCATGTCGTTGAATGATCTGCGTAAGAAGCAGTATGCCGGTCAGTATTTGGATATAGATGTCTTGCCTTCACAGGGCGAGTTAGATTCTGTACGTAAAGAAATCAACTATTTGGATGGTCTTGAGCCGTCTAACATTGATTACGATTGCACTCTTTTAGAAGTACATGCTGACTTAGAGATTGAGGGCTACGAAGAATTAGACGATGACGGTGAGCCTATCGGCATTAAGGTTCCTTATCTGGTTACTATTTCCCAAGATAACGGACAGATACTATCTATACGTAGAAACTACCGAGAAGATGACGAGTTAAAGAAGAAGATACAATATTTTGTTCATTACAAGTTCTTGCCCGGTTTTGGTTTCTACGGCCTTGGTTTGATCCACACTATTGGTGGTTTGTCTCGCACAGCTACTTCTGCACTACGTCAGCTTATCGATGCCGGTACTCTGTCTAACCTCCCAGCAGGATTCAAGGCCCGCGGCCTACGGATCAGGGACGACGATGAGCCTCTACAGCCCGGTGAGTTTAGGGATGTTGATGCACCCGGTGGTGCGATCCGAGACAGCTTGATGCCGTTACCGTTTAAGGGACCGGATCAGACGCTGTATCAATTGTTAGGTTTTGTTGTTCAGGCCGGTCAGCGGTTCGCTACTATCACCGATATGAAGGTGGGCGACGGTAATCAGCAGGCGGCAGTTGGAACTACAATAGCGATGCTTGAGCAGGGCTCGCGTGTAATGAGTGCGGTGCATAAGCGTCTGCATTATGCCATGCGTGTTGAGTTTAAGATTCTGGCCCGAGTTATGGGTGAGAGTCTCCCAGCGGAGTATCCATTTGAGGTTGCAGGTGCTGACGGCACCGTTATGGCTACGGACTTTGATTCGCGGGTCGATATCATACCGGTAAGTAACCCGAACATCTTTAGTCAGGCGCAACGCATTGCTCTTGCTCAGAGTAAGCTACAGCTTGCTACTGCGGCACCAGAGCTACATAACTTGCACGAAGTTTATCGTGACATGTATGAAGCGATGGGCGTGACTGATTTAGATCGGATTATGAAGGCTACTCCCGACCCACGGCCCATGGACCCTGCACAAGAGAACATTAACGCTCTTGATATGTTGGAGTTACAGGCTTTTGAAGGTCAGGACCATCAGGCCCACATTATGGCTCACTTGGTATTTGGTAATACGCCTATGGTTGGTCAATTGCCTCCAGTTGCGATAACATTGCAGAAACACGTAATGGAGCATATCCAGATTGCGGCTAAAGAGCAGGCTTCGGTAGCTTACATGCAGAAGGTTATGGGCAATCAAGGCGCGCCAGCTACTCCGGAGGAGATGTTGGAGATGGAGGCCATGACAGCACAATACATTGCGGAAGGTATGCAACAACTCAAGCAACTGTCTGAGCAGATAGCAACAGGCGGACAAGAGCAAGGTCCGGACCCATTGATTGCACTGAAGCAACAGGAGCTAGAACTTAAAGCTCAGTCTGAACAGGCTGACGCACAGATTGATCAGACCAAGGTCCAACTCGACGCGCAGGCGCTTGAGATGCGTAACCGCCAGTTTGGCGAAAGGATTGAGGCACAAAAAGCGCAGACAACGGCTCGTATTGATGCCGCAAGAGAGCGCGAATTTATTAAACAGCAGGGGCAATAACATGAAATCTAAAGTAAGCATTGTAACTAACACTCCGAAGGCGGCTCCAAAGGCCACTACTTACGCTGATATTAAGGGTCAAGGCCGTATTCCTTATGGCAAGACTGCTGAAGTAAAGATACCTACTACTATGACTCGCATGACTGCTCGCGGCATGGGTGCCGCTGTTAAGGGCGGCGGCTACATGGGTTGTAAGTAAAGTGTTTAACATAGACTTGTCTAGCCTTCCTAATTTCCCACCTAACTGGGACGAAATGACCGATGCCGAGCAAACGGCGTGGTTTAGAGAAAGGGCTGGTACGGCGGGTGGCGGTAGCAATAACCCGGACGGTATTCCCCCCGCAGTCGGTAACGTAGATGACGGTCGTACAGGCACTACTGGAACTACTGGAACTACTGGAACTACTGGAACT